ACACGAACCTGAGATGTGTCCTCAACGATGATGAATGTAACCGCATCGCCCTCAGTCAAAGCTGACGTAAACGTAATCGTAGAGTTTGCGGGCTGTTGCGTATAGTCGTTCGTACCACCCTGACGCTGTAGAACACCGTTGCGGTAAACAAGAACTTTTTGATCCTCGTTGTGTACGAACGGGAACACCGCCTGTGATGTACCAGCAACAACGTCCTCACGAACAAAGCCACTGTCGTTTGCAGACTGAACTTTGTAGATCGTGACTAGATCATCTGCATCTGTAGCGTCGTTAAGAGTAACAGTGTTATCAGCAGGCGAATTAGTATAATCACCGCGAGCAAGAAGCGCACCGTTCAAATAAATAACGATTTCGTCTGCGTCCTCGTGGATATAGTTGAACTCAGTTGTGCCTGTTGGGTAAGCGATAGCACCATCATCATCTGCTTCATTGATAATGACGTCGATACGTGCCGAGAACAATGGCGCACCGATTGTCCCAACGTCTGATCCTGAGTTGCCTCGAATTTCAGCAGCCGTTGCAAGTTGCTTCCAACCCTCTTCAGCTTCAGCGTACGTACCAACTCGGTACTGTAATCCGTTAATCGTATCGTTACGAATTTGAACGGGAGCTTTGAGAATACCGTCCTCATCGTACAATACTTTCAATAGCTCGGCGACTGTGTAGTCACCAAGTTCTGCGGAGTTCAGGTAGCGCACGATGTTTTCGATGTCTGCGCCAATATTTCCTGAACTCGTATGGTTTCCTGGGTACAGGACTTTTAAGCGAGCCATGCTACTTCTCCTTATGCAGTAGGAATGCGAAACTGATGATAGTGACATCACTATCAACGTCTTTATCTTCCGTACGGAAGCGGAGCCGAATGCCCCTAAAGATGTGAGTAAACGGGAAAGAATAGTCTTGATAAAGCGGAGCATCGCCCCACTTTTTGTCACCTTCGATACGGTCAAGGTTCACCTCCACCGAGCCAATGTCCGATCCGTTTTCATCGGTCATGTCTACGTAAAAGCGACCTTTGCCAGTCGCTTGAATAATGAATGTATGCGAGCGCTTTGTACCCAAGAAGTCACCCAGCCAGAGAACGGGCGTCTCTGCATTCATGGGTGAGCGACGTAGATCAGACAGCCCTGTGTCTTGAACGAATGTTCGAGCAGTTGCTTCGTACACCCCGTCTGCCGTACCGAACATCAGACGACCACCAAGAAACGTACCGCATTTAGGTAGAAGTGTGTCACCCAACTGGAAGTTGACGTTTTCATACCCAGCGCGGAAATTCATGGATAGACGTTGCGTTTGAGTTTCACCTGGGCGCGGGAAAAATACGTGGTAAGTCTGAGTATCTGGATCGTAGACCGCTGAGATCGCCTCTGGGTTTGGAGTTGTTCGAACAAGCTCCTGATACAGAGGCTCGACTTCATCAGACAGAGACGCTTCCGCAATCGTAATACCGTTTTGCTCTGAACGCATGATCGAGTGGATACCACGACGCGAACAAAACAGGAGGTCGGAACCAGCGTTTACGATGGTGTTGTGTGATATGCAGCCGATACGAAGGTTCGCACGACTGTCCAACTGCCACTGCTCAAAGTCTGGGTCGATAATGTAAACGAGCGTCTGGTCTTTGGTGAACACCGCAAGACGGTTTGCTTCAAACGTACCCATGCCCATAATCTCATCCGCAGTACCGATTAGGTTCGAGATGTCGATAAATGATGCACGAGTTACTTCTTCTGTTGGCGCTTCTTCTTCAAGAAAAATGTCGGGGTTGTCTACGCGAGAGAACTCAATGGTTGTCGGGCGATCCTTAAACCCAGCGACTGCAAGACGCCGCTGAATTGGCACTCCGAACTTTGGCTTAATCGAGGCGGTAGATGTAGAGAACTCAAACCCGTCGTAGCGGTACATGCGCGTATCTTGGTTAAAGATGTGCACCTTACCTTGGAAGTTGGTCATAGATACGACAGCTTCCTTATCGAATGCGTTAAGAAGTTTGTGCCCACGGTCGGATGCAAGGTGCGTACCCGCCGCGTCCTCTTCAGCGAAACACACGCCATCACGGTTATAAAAACGCAAGGACTTTACAGGGAAGCGGTTGGAACCTTTGTGCAAGTAGAATGCTGGGTCGCGAATAAGCTGACCACGATAATCTACGTAGCAGTTATCTAGCTGCCAAAAGTTTTGATCTTTCTCTGTTTCCAGAGCCGTAATGTCACGCGATCTATCAATGCCACGAAAGCCGTAATAAGTACGGCTGTCTGACCTTACAGATATAGGTGAGTACGCAAGTCTCGACATTATTGATACCTGTGATTAGACCCGCCATCTACAATCGTACGCGTGTACGCTTTATTGCCGTACGCACGTTCGTGCAGAATGTTCGCCATGTTTGCCTGATAAAGCTGCAAGAAAACCATCGCCTTCTCGCTGCCCTGCTGAATGAAGTAGTGCGCAGTAAGACCGTCGATCATGATCATGTCGGGTATCGGACGTCGCTCTGTGATGTCTTGATAGTAGTCAATGTCGCCACCCTCCCAGTACGGGTGTTGGCGTACATCCTCGACTACACGGTTCGCCAGTTCGATCATGAGCATCATGACCTCGCCGTCTACGCGTGAAGGAGAAAAGTTACCCGCGCGTACAAGAGCAGAGCGCACTAGGTTTTCAAGGGGAGTAAACTTTTCTCGACCCGCCGCAAACGGCTTCTGTACGCTCTTCTCTGCCATTAATCTTCCTCGGCGTTAATAATGCGGCCTGACCACACCATGTGATGCTGCATCATTGCTTCTGTCAGTGATGATGGGACACGCCAGCTTACATGTTCGCGAGCGCCATCCCAGATGCCACGCACCTTTACGTCACCCACGCGTAGATCGTAGACCGATGCCTCTGGGTTCGCAGATACAAACATAGTGAATGCAGGCGCTGGGGTTGGTGCCTTCTTCGCCTTAGCCCTCTTAGATGCTCTCTCTCGCTTCGCAGCTTTTTCGTCAGACGTTTCTTCTCCGCTTACCGCAGCCTCTGCATCAACCCACGCCTCATTTTCTGGTGTGGTAGGGTCGTCAGCAACGAAGTGTCCATCTTTAGTGCGTGCGCGTTTACGTGCCATTGAGCTTCTCCTGATAAAATTACCATTTATTTATGGTCGTTTTTTGCGGAGCAGTCGTCCCTAATGCGAAAGGGCCACACCGTAGTGCAGCCCCTTCTATAATGAGTTTCAGCGCTGGGAGAGAATTACGCTGAAACCGCATCCCAGTTTTTGATGTATGTATGCGTCTTGTCTTGCAACAATTCCAAACCACACTCGGTTAGGTACTCGTGCTTGACCGCATCCATATCATTCGCTTGACGATCACGTAGCAACTGTGTGTCGCGACCTTCCATGTAGCGATACTTCAGGTCAGGGAAGTCGATGATGACTGCCGCATTTTCCATGCCAGGGATTTGACGGAACTGTGGGTGCAAGTGAACCATTAGGTCGCCTGCGAATGTCGCGTAGCGAGTTAGGTTTACACCGTAAGTACCTTCAACCACTGTTGGCTGCCAGCGGTCTTTGCCGAACTTCTGCAAGTGACCAGCAACTTTCGCGCCACAGAACATGATCTTCTGGTTGCTTCCGAATGCGAAAACATCTTCGATCAATGCACGGTCAAACTGATCTTCAGTCATAACGCCTGACGAGCCTGAACGGTCGTTTACGTTAGTGATTGTGTTGATCAAGCCGCCTGTGTAGCGAGTTGGTTGTGAAGAAGAACCGTTTGCTTCGTGCTTCTTACCGAAGAACATCGCACGCTCAATATCCTGCATGTGCAGTTTAAGAGCTTTCGTAGCCATCTCATCTTCTTTATCGCCTGTACGAAGGTTAGTCGCACGTAGAGTTTCCGTTACAGTGAACGCTGTACGGAAAATCTGTGTGAAGTTCGACGCCACTGACGCATCAAATGAGATGCCTGTTGGTGATGTCGCGCCTTCTTCGTAGGCTGTGCCCGCGATGAATAGTTCATCGCCTGCTGTGATGATAGCTGCGCCACCACCAATACCACGCTCAACAGTCAAAGTTGTTGCTGTACCGTCGCCAGTACAACGCATTACTTCGCCTGTAGCTTGGTTGACAACTAGAGCACCCGCTACTGCGAATGTGCCTGCGTCGTTGTCTGTGATCGAGATAGTTGTGTCAGAGGCAGTGTTGCCGCTGTCAGCTACTAACGCACGAGCAGGAAGCTCATCACGGAAGTTCTTATACTCGGGGTCATCAGTTGCTTCTGATGAAGTCATCGCAAGCAATGCGTTCAATGGAGCGTTTCCGTTTGGCTCCAATAGAGAGTATAGCTCACGATAGTTTTTGGGGCGGAAGTCCGTTGTAAACTGACCAGTGCCCCGCAATCCTTGAATACCAGCCATTGCCAGTCTCCTTCTAGGTTTAGGTTACTTTATATGCGAGGTACTCAAGATCACGCGGAACAATCACGCGAAACCTATCGTCCCATATAGCAACATCGACACAAAAGGAGCCGTAGCGCCCATCGACATTAACTAGATATTGTCAGAAAATTCTGTAGCGGTCGTCCCACTTGTAAAAAAAATCGGCCCGAAGGCCGACTTTCTTAACCCATGCGCTTGTTCATAGCGCCCATTGCAAGTCGTGCGAGGGTATCATCTTGACCAGACATCGCCGCTTCGCTTGTTGGGCCACCCGATTGAGAGCGCAAGTACGCCTCACGACGGCTTGCCATCTCACGTAAGCGTTCGAACTCTGGTGTGTTCATTTGGTTCTTAAAGTCGTTGACGACTTTGTTGGTTAAGGCAGCATCCGCGAAGTCCTCGGCAGTGTACCCACGCTCCAATGCGTACGCACGGAAGTCGTCGATTGCTTCGTCAGGCAACCCTGCTGACTGCTGTGCGCGGTCTAGGTTGTTACGAATAGACTGCATGATCGCTTCCTCACGAGAACTAATTGCTTGCTCGCGAGACTGATTGCCTTGCTGACCCGCTGCTTGGGCTTGCTGTAGGATTTGCTGCATCATCTGCATTTGCGCACCCATAGCCTGCTCCATGCGTCCCATACGGTCGATCTGCTCGCGATAGCCTGGGGGAAGTGAAATCGCGTTCTCATCTTCGTACTTCTGGAACTCTTCAGTTAGTTTAGCTGACATTGCCGCTGCGTCACCTTTTTGCGATGTGACTGGTTGAGCCACGCCAGGTTGCGCTGGGCGGTCGTTGCCCATCTTTGCATTCTTCGTCATGGACTTGAGAGCGGCTGCCATAA